AGGCTTTGAGAGTATCGCGCGCGGCGCTGGCGATCTCGTTTAGAAGGTGATCTTTGCTGGTGTAGCCCTTGCGGGTCGTAACAGTAGCGATGCTGATTTTCATGTGGTTGATTGCGCGCCTCGGCGTTAATTCGCTTCGGCTGGCATGAGAAAACCATACACATCCGCCGAACCGTTGAAAGACAAATGTGCGATAAATCGTACATACAAATCGAGACCGCTAACGCTCAACGACTTACGTGCGTTTCTTTTTCCGATACCACACGTAATGGTAGCACCGTGCTCCTTGGTTTTTTGTGCCTTCGAACTTTTCAAGCACGCCTAGCTCCAATCCTCGGCGCAGACTCTTGCGAGCCTGGCAGCGAGAAATTTTTAGTTTTGCCGAAACCTCCGCCGAGCAGAGCCACCCCGAGCCCGGTGGTCGGATTTCCTTTTGAACCAACAGCGTTTGCAGTTCGTGCGCCCAGTCGTCAGCCGCCGTAGGTTTTGATTTCGCTCGCTGCATAAAATTGACCGTTTATTTTTCTTGTCTGGAAAAGCTGATAGGTGCCGTCTGGAAAAAGCAGACCGTAGGCCCAGCCCTGCGCCCAGCGCAGCTTGCCAGTTTTTTTGTTCACGTAGTCCATGTCGCGTTTGCAGAGACACCCGATGCTCCGCGCCTCTGCCGGTTCTCGGCTTGAGACCTGCGCCGACTCGATGGTGTGAACGTGTCCAAAAATGCAGTTGCGGAAAATGTTGGCGTGCATCCGGCACGCTCCGATGCCCACGTGAAATCCGTGCATAACTGATAGCCGACCGAGCTTGAGCACGCCGTGCTCAGAATCGTAAGGCAGCATTTTTGCGCGGCACTTTTTGACGACGCCCTCGACCTGCTTGATCCCGTCCGCAGAATAGTCGCGCATCACTCCGGTCGAGCTGGCGCGGAAATCCCAAAGCCGCTCGTCATGATTGCCTCGCAAAAAGTGATTGCTCGTGCCGCCCTCGAAAAAGCGCCGCAGGAAATCGTTGCCGGCCTGCCAGTCGTCGGCCAGTGACGCGGCCTTCTCATCGTCAGTCGCGCCTTTGCGGAGATTGCGAAAGTCATAGTTGTCTCCGGCGTGGATGCGGATCTCCGGTTTCCATTCGCGCAAAAATGACCAGAGCGCGCCGACGCTGGCGGCGTCAGCCATGTCGCCGTGGTTGTCTGAGACCACGATAAAGCGTTGAGCGTTCTTGGTCACTGCACGAAATGGATCGTGAAGCGTCGATTGCCTGCGCTGATGTTCGAGCCGTCTCCAGTCGCAGCCTTGAAGACGGTGTCGTTGCTCGTGTTTCCGGCCGCCACGTAATCGTGTGCAATCAAAAGTTCGTTTGCTGGATCGACGCACGCGGCCAGCACGTAAAGCTGGGTCACGCCGAGGTTGTGGGTAAAGGTGAACGTCTCGGTCGGTGCGCCGCCTGCGAGACTTTGCACGTGCGAGAAACGGTTTATCCCGAGGTTTGCGCGAGCGGTGGACGGGCTGGCAACGTCGGAGAGATTAAGCGATTTTTGCGAAGCGCCGACAATGCGGGTGTCGTTGCCTTCGGCAATCGAGCGAGTTGTCGTGCCGAAGTTCAAACCAGTTGAGAAATTGCCGAAGGTACTTCCGATCCGAAGAAATGCAGAAGCGACGCCGGAGCGGTTTACTGCCTGCACCCGAGCGAATCCAAGCGTGCCAAAAATATTGTAGACCATGACCCGAGGCTCGACCAGATACTCCAAATTTGCCGTGCCATTCGTGCCCCAGTTGTAATCGGTCGCGGCGTCGGTGTCGGTCGCAGTTACCTTCACCTCGTAGTGATCAAAATCGATGTCCGTGTTTGCGGTCCATTTCAGAACAGTCCCGAAGAGATAGGCTCCATTGAACAGCGCTGGCGTAACTCCATCTGCGGAAATCGTTCCGCCGGTCGGCGCAGTCGGTGCCGTCGTTTTGGTGGGAGCCAACTGCGTCGCCCCAGTAACCACGGCGCTTCCGATCCCGAACGCGCTGAACGCCTGCACCGCGATCTCGTAGCTGACCGCCGGCGTGAGATCGTCAATCGATGACTGTCCGCCGCCGCTGCTGCGTTGATCGGCGACGATAAACCCACTCTGCCCGGCCTTCCGGTAAAGGACGTTCATGACGGCTGTTCTCGTGGTGAACGTTGGCACGTTGACGACAATCTGGGAAAACGTGGTGCCATCGGCCGAAAGGTAGGTCGTGGTCGAGGCGACCGTCGGCGCAGCCGGATCGACGGGCGGCGTCGGATCGGTCTGCCCAGCCACTACTGCGACCGCAGTGGCACTCGCCGTGGCGCTTTTCGCGCTTTGATTCTCGCTGCGGTCGTAGGCGGTGACCCAATAAAAGTACTGCTGGTTGAGGCTTAGACTGACATCCACGAACCGGCTTCCCATCACCTGCGCAATCTCGCCGGCTGCGCCCGGGTTGTTCGAGGTGTTCCGATAGACGCCGTATTCAAAAAGGTCGTTTTCCGTGTTGTCCGCCCAATCAAGCGAGATGATTTGCCCAGTGCCGGCGATTGCGGTGAGCGAGGTCGGAACTGCTGGCGGAGTCGTTTTGCTGCCAGCGGTGCGACTAAGCACCGACGAGACCGGAGACAACGCTCCCGAAAATGATATCCCGCGCGCTGCGAATTCGTAGGCGACGCCCACGATCAAATCGTCAATCGAGACCGGATACGAAACCGCCGAGGCGATTTGATTGCCGATGACAAAGTCACTCGCGCCGATGCGACGATAGAGGATATCGAGAGCGACCGCTTTGTTTGGCAGCGGCGGAGCGGTCAACGAGATCTGCGCGAATTGTCCGCCGTCGCTGGATTCGTAAACGGTCGTGCTGATGAAGGTTGGCGCGTTCGGCTGGTCCGGTGCGCTCGGGTCAATCGGTCCAGCCGTGATGACGGACGGCGTGGCTTGAACGTAGCTCGTAAAGCCGCTCACGTTCTCAACGGAGTCGTAAGCGTTCAGCCAATAGTAATACGTCGTTCCGATGTTTACGTCTGTGTCCACGAACCGCGAGGCTCGAACCTCGGCGATCTTGTCCGTGTTTGCATTGGCCGGCGTGACTGCCGAGGTGTTCCGATAAATGCCATACTCCGAAAAGTCCGGCTCGGTGTTGTCGTTCCAGTCGAGACCGATGGCCTTTCCGGTGCCGATGACTGCGGTCAAGCCTGTGGGAATTGCCGGCGCGGTCGTGTCTTTTGCGACGGTGATTGAGCCGCTGAGATAGCTTGTCGAGATCCCAAAGTAGCTCTCGCCGTAAATCCGCACGTTGTAATTCGTGCCGATCGTAATGTCGGACGAAATGAAGTCCTCGGTCTGCGCGCCCTCAACCGTGTTCCATGTGAGGTAGGTCGTGCTCGCGCTTGGCTTGTATTCGATGACGACCGAGCCGCCCGACTGGATAAACTCCGCAGCCGGTGGCGTCCAGCCGACGCGGATCCGTGGCAGGATCGTGCCATCGGCCTGCACGAGTTGAGTCGTCCCGTCCGCTGTCAGCGAAAGATTCGTCGGAGCGCCGAGCGTGAACGGATCTGGCAACGTCGTGTTCGGCGAGTCCGGCACGGCGATTTCGTCCGAGACGGTCCACGAGTAAACCGACGAAGCGGTCTCCCGCAGCGTCATGTCGATGAAGACCTGGGGCGGCGTGCCGTCGCTCGCAAAGTTCCATTCCATGACTTCGAAGACCTTCGACGACCAGCCGAGTTTTTCGTTGGTAATCATGACCGTGTCACCGGCCCGAACCTGCATCGCCTCAAGGCGGAAGCGTGCCGAGAACGTGATTTCCTCGCGAGCGCGGCGCAGTTCAAGAACGGCGAGCCGTTGGGCGCAGCTAGGCGAGGTCGTAAAAGGAAGCACGACGTCGCGGAAGAAGACGTTGTTGTTGTCCGCCGTGACGTAGGTCGCGCTGCTGATCGTCGGGAAGTCCGTGACTTGCCAGTTGTTCGTTTCTGAGACGTAAACGCCTTTGACCGAGTTCACGCGGTCGCGTGCGCTCGTCCGCGTCTGCACGTTAAGCGGCCCTACGAAATGCTTTTCAGTCAGCGTCACGGTCGGAATCCGGTAGGCGGACGCGTAAGGAACGATGCGCCCGCCCGTGTAGGCGATCAGCCCACCCATTGCTGAGAGGAGCTTGCCGATGTTCTCGTCGGGCGATGCGCTTGTCACGATGACGCCGTTGGCCTCGTAGCGGTTTTCGTAAACGACGGGCGACGTCGGCAAGATTTGCACCTGCTCTTCGCAAATCGTCGCGGCGACGCCGAACGCGGTGTCGTCAACCTCGGCTGCGGTCATGCCCATGCCGAGCGCCGTGTCGGTCAGGTAGTCGCGCAAGCAGAGCGCGGCGTTCGCGGAATAGGCGGTGTTTCCGGTGCGCGGATCGAGCACTTTCTTGCCTCGAATGACGGCGCTGATGTTCGGAATACCGCTCGGGAATTTCTCGGCGTCCCACGTCAGACGAACGTAAAGGTAGGCGATGCCGCCCAGGCGAATA